TATTATTGTAGCTAAAAAAATTATGAAAAGCCAGCTTAAAGCTGACTATCCAGATTATCAGGATATAATACAAGATGCAGTACCTACAGACTATACATCAACAGTAAGTACCACAAGATATGGTATGTACGATGAGCAGGTCTCAGGTGAACGCTTCATGTCAAATGGTTCGATAGCAAATGACGATAATGAGGAGCTAGAACTGTTTGAACGCTTTACTAAGATTAAGATTCCATATAAGCGTACTTATGACCCTATAATGGACAAAGAGCAGATATTAAAAGAAGAAGATTTTGAGAGCTATGTCCAGCAACCAGCGTTTTTGATATTAGGACCACAAGGTGAGCAAATAGTAACTGACCCTAAGATGGTAGAACAGACTCAAGCCTTATATGACCAATATGATGGTAGATTCCATTTAACTATGGATAAGATGACAGGTCAGCCTATTCAGGTTAAAGGCTCAGAAACTGAAAACTCTATTCCTAATTCAACAACAGACATTGTACCGATGACGATAGGTCATCTTATTGAAGAAGGTCACATTACAGTAAATGATATTATTGTAGACCATATTGAATGCAATGTAGCTGTTGGTGATAAAGAGATGTACTCAATAATTAAACCTATTGAAAATTATCCGATTGTCGCCTTTATGAATGGTCATAATAGAAATCCTTTTCCAATTAGTGATGTTCGTCTTGTCAAGGGTCTGCAAGAGTATATTAATAAGATTCGTTCTCTTATTATTGCTCACGCATCCAGTTCTACTAATGTTAAGCTACTTATTCCTAGGGGTAGCATGGATAGAAAAGAGCTGGAAGAACAATGGGGTCGTGCAGGTACTGCGGTTATAGAATACGACCCAGAACTAGGACAGCCGATTGTAGCAGGTCCAGTTCCACTACCTAATGAGCTTTATAAGAATGAGGCTGATGCAAAGGCTGATATTGAGAGAATATTAGGTATTTACGCTTTAATGCAGGGAGACCAAGGTTCGGCACCGCAGACCTATAAAGGAACTGTGGCTCTTGATGAGTACGGACAGAGAAGAATCAAATCAAAGAAAGATGATATTGAGTTCTCTCTGAATATGATGGCGAAAGTAATTGTAGGTTTAATACAAGCTTACTTTACCGATGAGAAAGTTGTCCGTTTAATCCAGCCTAACTCAGGCGTTCCTAAAGAATTAAGAATTAATCAGAGTATGTATTCTGATGTTACAGGTCGATTTATGGGTAGAATTAATGATGTTACTATCGGCAAATATGATGTTGTAGTAGTTAGTGGTTCTACCCTACCCTCCAACAGATGGGCTCGCTTTGAATATTATAAAGAATTGTATTCATTAGGCGTTATTGACCAAACAGAATTATTAAAACAAACAGATGTTGCAGACATGGAAGGCGTTTTACAAAGGTCTAGTCAAACAGCCAAACTCCAAGGTCAAGTGCAACAGATGGGTGAGGAAGTTAAAAAACTTAAAGGTGACCTTCAAACTGCACAGAGAGAATCACTTCATGACCGTAAACGAGTTGAGCTGATGAAATATGAGGTCAAGTTAGCCAAGGCAGAAGCTAAGGTTGAAATGGCATCATCTCTTTATAAATCAAGAGCATCAGACGAGCTTAGTAAAGTCAAGGAGGCTGTCAAAGAGGTGCAGGGAGATAAAGGTACCGAACAAACAGACTTAAATGAAGAAATGTTAGGTCTGGCTTAATGTTGTTGCTGTCTTTAGACAAACAACGAAAATAAAGGTTAGTAAAAATGGAACAAATCCTAGAACAAAGTAATGCTGGTGAATTTCCAGTAGAGACTGCACAGGTGCCTCAAACTGAGACTACTCCTGTAACAGCAGACCCTATATTTGGAAATAAATCAATTGCTGAACAAGGTATGCCCCAAGGGCAAACATTTCCAATGGGAGATGTAACTCAACCCCAAACTCAAGAGGCTGTACCTCAACAGGGAACAGTAGAGCAGGGCGAGACTAAAGATGACCCTCGTAGACATGAATATTGGCAATCACAAGCTGATAAGGTTAAGAACGAGTTAAGAGGAGTACAGGATGAGCTGGATTATTATAAAAATACTTTAGCTCCAGTAGAGCAAGTTATAAAAGCTAATCCAAGGGTACTCGATAACTTAGAATCGTTATCCAATGGTGAAACTCAAGGATTAAACCCTCAACAGGGAAATCCACAGCAGACATCATTGCAGAAACCTCTCAGACCAGAGAAACCACATTCTTACAACGAGGTCGATGCGTATAACGACCCCAATAGTGAGTCGTTTAAATATAGAATGTCTTTAGATAAACATAGAGACGATATGATAGATTGGTATGGAAACATTGACCAAGCTCGTCAGATGCAACAGCAACAAGCTATGCATTACCAGCAACAGCAAATGTTACATAATAACACTCGTAATAACGCAATAGCGTCATGGGGTTATACTGAAACAGATGCGGATGGCTTTGTTCAATGGGCTTCCAATCCCTCAAATATCTCTATGAATAATCTTAAAGCACTCTATGAAATGCAAAAAAACGGTAATCAACAACAAATAGAGTCACAGCAGAAAGTGGTACAAATGCAACAACAGCAAGAACGATTAAAAGTCCCAATGACTTCAGCAGTCCAAAAAGGACAAGCTCCTGCTCCGATGACAGATGACCAAGCTTTCTCAGCGTCTCTATTTTCTAACGCCAAAAGGAGATAGAATAAATGGCAATTAAGAATCTGGGAGCATCAGGTGTTCTTTTTACAGACCGTAGAGATTTTTACATCGACCCGAATGTAACTAAAGAACTCTGGACTGATGTAACTCCCTTTACTACAGTAGTTTCTACTAAAGAAACTAGACAAACAAATGACCCTGTGTTTAAAATGTTTGAACATAGAAATCCATGGGTAAATCAAAAGATACAGTTATCATCTACAGGTGCAGGAACTGTTCCTGATAGTGATGTAGGTATGGATATGCCGACACCTTCATACACAATTGGATTAGAAGGCGGTGACGGTGTAAATTCAACAGAATATAGCTCATGGGCTGGATTAATCTGTGAAGTATGGGCTTCAGGTGCAGTTGAAGATGGAGCAGGTGCAGGTGTTATTACAGGTACAGCATCTAAGGGTACTGTATTAATTAGAGAGAAAACAGGTAGTGATTTTGAACTTGTTAGTCTTTCTGGTGCAACTATTGTAGTAGCCGAACATGATTGGTTAGTAGTTGTAGGTAACGCACATGGTGAAGGAACTTATTCACCTGAGCCATGGGCTGATGAGTTGAAAGTAGTTTATAATTCTACTCAAATCTTCAAAACACCTTTAGAGATTACAGGTACATTACTACAAGCATCACTTAGAGGTGAATCATCTGAACTTGCAAGACTTCGTGTCTTAAAAGGTCAAGAGCACAAAATTCAAAAAGAAAGAGCTTTCTTATTTGGACAAAGTGCGGATGGTACAGCCTTAGATGGTACAGGTACAATGGCTGATACTCATCGTACAGATGGTGGTGGTAAAAAAGCACGAACTACTTATGGTATTATATCTGCTATTAATAAGTATGGTAATTCCTCTGGTGATTCACAGAATAAGTTTACTGTGTCTGAAGCAAGTTATAGTTATTCTAGCTTTGTTGATGATATGGAAAAAGTATTCCAATATGTTCCAGAAGCAGGTGTTAAACAGGCTTTCTGTGGAGCAGGTGCATTAGGTTATTGGTCTAAAATGGCTGGTAATACAGGCATGGCAGGCAACTCAGGTTGGACTGTTAATGTTAGTGATATGAAAAGAGATGCTCTAGGTTTTAATTATAAAACTTTAGAAACACCTCATGGAATATTACAGTTGATACCTACTCCTGTGCTTAGAGGACCATACAACAAAACAATGCTTGTCATTGATGATAGTAATATGTTCCACGCTCAGTACAGAAACCAAATGTATCAAACGAACATTAAAACAGATAATGCTTATGATGGTGTTAAAGACCAATATATGTCAGATGAAGGTATTGGTGTATCTTTAATAGAATCTCATAATCTGTTTACAATCACAGCGTAAGGAGGTAGTCAATGGCTAGACCTTATTTAGGTGGTTCAAATGCATGTATTAAGGCGGTTTCTGCTGATACTACACTAGGTGTTGGAGACTCAGGTAATAATATTATAGTGGATGCAAGTACTGCATCGACTAATTTTACAATTACCTTACCTGCAACAGCAACAAGTAAAGGTGTATCCTACGATATTATATGCGGTGTAGCTAGTCATAGTGCATCAACGGTATTGGTTACTTCTGATACCAATATAGTAGGTGGCACTCTCTTGTGGTCTACAGGCGTTGTAACTGAAGTTGCGTCTGGGGCAAGCAGAGGCTTTGGTGATTCAGCAAAAGCAGGGTCAAGAATGCATATAGTTTGCGATGGCACTCAATGGTTAATATTGAATGCTAATAGCGATGTAGCGTTTGTGGCATCTCATTAATAAATAATCTTAGGGGAGGGGCAACTCTCCCCTATTATTTAGGAGTTTATGCAAGCTTTTAGTTTACAAATAGATAATATAGTAGGATATGATGTAGGTGCATCAACTGATGTGGATGACGCTTTAACAGCCTCAGCCAAGGAAGTATTAGATATACTGCCTGATGCATTATTATTGTTACATTCTACTAGCTCAGACACATCATCTTATAAATTGCCTTTGTTAAATAAAAAGGTATTAAGTATTACCAAGGATGGATATAATGTTAAATCGGTAGGGTTGGGTTTATCTACCCAAATTGCCGATTCAAACTCATTGCATTATGCTACAGAAAGAAGTCCTGTATCTTTCATAAACGCTACGAATGATATAGAGGTTTATCCTCAAGGAAGCTCTGCTCAAGGGAAAGTTTCATATATAAATTATCCTGTAGTTTCAAACTCTCATACAGAAATATCATCTAATGTACAAACAGGAGTAACTGTTGAGGCTGATGATGGAGTTTTTACTAAAACTGCTCATGGGTTTGTTGTAGGCAATACAGTTACATTGAAAAGTTTTACTATAGCTGATGGTACACCAATTGCATATTTAAATGATTTAACTACACAGATAGCAAGCACTCCTAATGCAGATACTTTTACATTAGAAGGAATAACAGCTACTGATGTTGTAGCCGATGGTATAAATGGACAAGTTATAAAAAATGGTGGGTTTCCAAATTCAGCAGAACATGCAGTTGTATTATCAGCGTCATTAAAGTTATTAAATAAAAAGCTAGGTGCGTTAATTGTAACGGATGAGGATACAGAATTAGCTCAAACAATTCAAGGGCTTATCGCCTCTACCTCAGCTTTATATCAGAAAGAAATACAAAGACTTACAGGAGCTAAATCATAATGACTCAACAACAAATGATTGAGAGTATTCAGCAGATATATCCTGATATGGGAGAAACGCAATTGCGTCTATTACTCAATGATGCGTTAGATGAGTTTGTAGAAGAAACTAGAGTCTTGACAGGGCATTCATATTTAGAATTAATACCTAATAATGATTTTTCAGGAAATCCCTTAAAAGGTGAGGTGGGGAGTAGTGATGGATTAGCAGGCACAGTAGGTGGTTATTCTAATATTTGGCATATAGGCGGTAGTGCAAGCCTTTCTCTTGGCATAGATTCAAATAGATTGTCAATAACAAAATCCAGTACAAATGCAATACATTTTACAGGTGGAGCTTTAACATCAGGCGTTTATTTAAAATCTGGTATAAATTATAAAATTGAAATAAGTGTAACAGATTTACCCCCAGAAAATGTTATTGTCAACTTTGGTATTTGGAGTGCAATGCCTTCTAGCGATGAGGTTTTACCAGCTGGTATAGAGACAGCAGGTGTAACTAATAATTCGGAAAAAACAAGTTCTACAACATTTTTAAACGGTACAGACAGATTAGTTTATCCATTTTTTTATATACAGGGGACAGGCACAAATAGTACTATTTATATTGAGCATTTAAGCATTAAACCTGTTGATTCGCTAGATAGATATTATCCTCTTACTCATTTTAATTCTGTAAGCTCTACAAGTGATGTGCTATCTGTATTTCAAATTGATTTAGATGAAAAACCTCTCAACAGGTTTGTTGGTCAAATAAATAAGACGGATGTAAAATAATGGCTACAAGTTACAATGTATGGTGGGTGAAAGATGGAAATTTAGGAATAGCTCAATTTTCTCAATCTACAGGAGATATATCTACAATATCTTTAGAAGGTAAAACGGTAGGTATTCATTATTTTAAGTCTCCTACAAAATTTACATCTTCAGATTTAACAAAAAAGATTGATGAATTAAGTGGAAATGATATGTTTCCAAACGCTTTAGCATATGGCGTTGTATGTAAGGTCATGCAGAAATGTGCTGAAATAAAAGGTAATCCACAAATGGCTCAGTATTATAAATCAGAGTATATGGATTATGTTAGACGAGGGAAAAGAATTAAAAACGAAAATAAAATCTCTGGTGGTTATAACATCATCGGAGGAGAATACTAAGGAGTTTAAATGGCTAAAGGCTTGCAAGATTATCAAACAGGTGAATCAGTTGCTCCAGCAGTTAAGGCATTAACATATGCTAATGGTGCTACAGCTGTACAATCAAGAGCTGTATATATAGGTGTTGATGCTGATTATACATTTACTATAAATGGTGTAGCAGTTGTATTTAAAGGCTGTATTGCAGGTACTATTCTACCTATATCTGCTACAGCAGTTACAGG